TGATTCCAATCTTTCCCAAAGGTTCCTCGGCGCACACCTGACAGGCGAAGAGGAGGTCTGCGGGCGTGACGCCACGTTCCCCGGTGACCAGGGGAGAGTCGAACGCATGCAGGCGCACGCGGTACTTGAGGCACCACGGGTAAAGGGTTCGACCCAGTAAGGTAAACGGAGCAGGGTCGACCTGGCTATTGAGGAAGCGCCTATCCACTCCCTCCAGACTACTCCCCTTGCGGGGGTGTCAATTAGTAGGTGATCTCTTCGTACGACTCAGCAGTGATGCTGACCGAAACGAAACCCTTCGAGCTGCCGCGGTCGTCGACCTTCGTGATGACGCCGGAGAAGGAGACCGAAGCCGAGCCGCCCGGGTAAGCCGAGGCGGTCTTCGCGGTGAAGGAAAGGGTGGCGCCCAGCTGCGGGACGGACGTGAGCTTGGCCACGCCCTCGACGGTGATCTCGGAGCGGCGGTCGTCGTAACGGGCAGTCACGGTCAGGCCGGACTCATTGACCACCGTGCCGGTGTTGTTGAATCCAGAGCTGACCGAGTAGCTCTGCACAAAGAGGGAGGCAACCTGGCCGGCGCCGATTCCGTAGAGGCAGACTACGCCTTTGTTTACTTCGCTCATCTTACTCCTGCTTTAATTGGCAACCTACTCAGGGTCTAGGCAGGTGAGCACGTCGAAGGCGAAGGAGGTCGCCCAGGAGCGCTCGTCGATGCCCTCGTCTTCGGAGCGGTAGGTTACGTCGTAGCACAGGGCCGCGCCGCTCGTGGCCGCGAAGGCAGCCTGGATAAGGTCGAGGCTCTTCATGCAGTCCGACAGGGCGGCGCAGCGCTCGCGGTGGACGGCCAGCGTGGTGTCGTCGGCGTTCGAGAACAGGGTCACGCGGACGGAGCACTCGTAATTTCCAAGGCCCTCGGGAAGGTCGCCAGGGGCCCGGGCAGAGTCACATAGGACGACCGCCTTAGGCAGGGTCTGCGTCACGGCGCTGTCGCCCGTCAGGATCTGGACGCCGGCAAGGCCGGTCTGCGTAGAAAGATAGGTCGCGAGGGTCGACTCGACGACGTGGCGGATGGAGTTGGACATGGTTATTTCTTGTTAAACTTGTTCACGGGTTTCTTCATGCGGTGACGCATCATGGCGGGCATCTGCTTGACACGGTTGCCGTAGACTAGGCCAAGGACTCCCGCCTCGTCGGCGATGCCGTTGATGTTGCCTAGGGTGTTGGTCACGGCGATTTCTGCGATCTTGTCGGTGAAGGCGGTCACACTACGGCCGGCCACGCCAGAATGCGAGGTAATCCAAGTTGCCTTGCGCAGCTCGGCGCCAGGTTCGCCCTGCTGGCCGTTCATGTCCTTAGGACGAGGGAGACTGGCCATTCCCTTTGCCCAGCCAGATTTGACCGCGCCGACCATCTTCTGCCGGGCCTCAATATATTCCTTAAGCTCGTTCTTATCCTGCACGAGTAACTTGGCAGAGATGGCACGTTGCCCTTTCTTTATGCGTCCGCCGAAGCGGCTCTTGACCTGGTTATGAATGGGCCTGAGGTCACGCACAAAGCCGGGCGTTCCGTATTCGCTTTTAACAGGGTTAGCCCTGTTCAGGAAGTTCTTGGCCTTGGCGAAGGCCCGCTGCTTGTCGGCGTCCGCCGCGATCTTCGAGAGGACGCTGCGCTGGCCCAGCATGCCGGAGAGTTTGCCGCCGTCGGTCAGGCGGGTGAACATGCCGAAGTCTCCCGTCTTCACGGCGAACGCCATTTGGTTGACGATGTTTCCAGCGACCCCCCTTTCCGAGGAGTCGTTTGCGGCCACGAAGATTTTGGAGATGTCGCCCGCAACCGCCCTCAAGCCGGCCTTCTTTGCGCCAGGGCTCAGGCCGTTGCCCCCGCCGCGGGGAAGGGGAGGGGTGAACTTGGCCGCATCCTGACAGGCAAGCATGCCCTGCTCGAGGACGGCGTCGCGCATGGTAATCTTCGTCTGCGCCGCGAATTGCCGGCAGGCCTCCACGAACTCCGCAAGGGACTTCGGCTCAATGGAGACCTTGGCCGGCATTACTGGTTATCGTCGATGACGACGAGGGTGACCCATGCCGACCCGGGCTTATAGGTCTGGGTCGTGATGCGTACGGTCTTCCCGCCGGCCACGATCTTCTTGCCCTGGGCGAGCGAGGCGATGGGAACGCCGCCGACGATGATGGCCGTGGATGCCCCCGTAGACCCGTCTGGGAGGCTCCAGGAGGCCGTTGCGGCGGGGAGACGGACGTTGTACTGGGTTCGCTCCATATACCCCCCTGCTTCGAGCACGGTCTGCACGGCCGGGTCGGAGATGAGGCAAGCGAATGTAATCGCCCCAGAGTTGGCCGAACCGGCCACGCCGAAGTCGGCGACCATCTCCTTCGCGTCGGGCAGGAACTCAGCGTACAAACTCATAACCCTGCGGCCATTGGCAAACAGGCACAAAAAAGGGGCCCCTTGCGGAGCCCCTTCGATTCCGTTGTCAGACCGCTTAGGCAGCGGTGACGTAACGGACGAGGGAGGTCGAACGGCCCTTGTTGGCGCCGACGAGGATCTGAGCGATGCAACGGATGTTGCCCGTCTCAGCCTGACCGACGAGAACCTGGACGGAGAGACCAGACTCGGCGGTGGCGACGCTGGAGGTGAAGCCAGCGATTTCGGCCATCGGGATGCCGGTCGCCACGAGGAGCGAATCCGGGCCCATGGCCACGCCCGCGAGGTTCTCGACGTTCGGGATCTGGTTCCACTGGTAGATGTCCATGCCGGCGACCTGACCGACGGAGCCCGTGGTGACCACGGCGTTGGCGGCCGGGTTGAGGGAGCCGTAGATCTTGGCGTCGTTACGGAGGGCCTTGAGGTAACCGTTGCCCGCGAGGAAGGAGCGGGGCTGGCCGGCCTTGGCGGTGTCGAGGAGGAACTGAGCGTTCACGACGTCGTCATAACCGAAGTCATTGAGGGCGACGATCTCTTCGGTGGCGAAGTTGGCGGTCGTGAAGACGGAACCGATTTCGGCCCAGGTCTTGTCGACGATGGCCTGAGCGGCGGTCTTCGCGTAGGCGTTGATGAGGTACTGCATGCCGTACTCCTGGATGTCCAGGGGGCTGAACTCATCGACGTACTTGAAATGTTTCAAGGTGACCGAAGAGGAGGTCATTTCGGCCCCGTCCACATCGGACAGGTTGTTCGAGACCTTGTTGAACTCCGAAGCCGTGCCAGCGCCCATGATCGGGACGAAGACGGTCTTGCCAGCGCGGCCGACGGAGGCCGAGAGGTTGACGGAGACGTTGTTGAGGATCGGGAGCTTGCCAGCAACCGTCTGGACGATGTAGTCCGACAGGATAGCGGGAGCCGTGGGTAGGACAGTAGCCATAGTAGTATGTTATTGGGTGAGGGTTAGAGGGAAATGAGAGCGGCCTTGTGCGCGTTGAAGAACGCGATGCGGGCCTGACCAGCAGGGAGAGCGAGGTAAGCGGCCTTGATGTCGGCGTTGCTCATCTTCGCGGGCGAGTCGCCCTTCGGGAGTTCGACCGGCTCGGTGCCGAAGGAGGCGACGATCTTCGCGGCTTCCTTCGAGGCGCTGACCTGGACGGCTTCGAGCTCGGCGACCTTGGCCTTCAGCTCGGAGGCTTCCTTGGCGGAGGCTTCGAGGGCGGCGGTCAGTTCGGCAACCTTGGAGGACGAAGCGGCGGCTTCCACCTTGAGGGACTCCAGTTCGGCGGAGGCGCCGACGGTCATCTTCTCCACGGTGGTGCGGAGGTCGTCGCGTTCAGCGGTAAGGCCCGCAAGCGAGGCGGCGGCCTGGACGAGTTGCTCTTCGATGGTCATGCTAGTCCTGCGGAAATTGGCAACCTTGGCCGAGGGCTCGACCGCCTCTTCGACCTCGTCTTCGACTTCTTCTTCGGACTCTTCGACGACCTCAGGCACATCCTCTGGAGCCATCACTTCGACGCCCAGGGCGGCCACGGCCTCGCGGCTGTCGGCGCGGTTGTCGATGAACAGGTCGACGCGCTCGCCCTTGTCCAGGCGTTCCTTGATGACGCGGGCCTTGAACACCGGCGCCTCTTCGGAGCCGTCGTTCATGATCAGTTCCTGATACTCCAGACCAGTGGCGGCGAGGTCGGCCACGGTCTTCTCGCGGTCGGACTCAGGGGGTTGGTCAGGACGACCACCTCTTCGGCGGCCTCGTCGATGAAGTCGATGACGCGCTCGACGGGCTGGCCGTCTTTCAGGATCGTGTCGTCAATGTCGGTGAAGATGCGGGGCATAGTGGTTT